CTTGTTTCAGAATGACTACCGTTTCTGGCAGTCACTTCGCTTTTTGAGAGTGTATGGAGAACTCCTTGAATTATATTTCCCGAGGAAAATAAAATTCAAGGTTGAACAAGTTCTTGATACACTTTCTCACTTAATCTGCAACAATTTCAGGGATACTACTAAAGTAATAAAATATTACTTCCTCGCTCCCTCGAAACTTGCAATACGTGAGAAATTGCCTCAAAAGGTGAAACCAGGTATGAGGTCCGTGTTCCCTTTTCCTTCCGGAATCCGCTCTAAATTGTTCAGAGAGCTCCGCAAAGGAAGGAGAAAACACGTATCTTTCTCAATAAACCTACTTTATAACAAACGTTGTTCCATCCCTCTTTCTCAGGAGGAGCTGAAACTTTGTAAAAGTGAATATATTGAGAACCTCACAAGGACCGATAAACAGAGATTACCTAGGGATTCGATTTACATCCTTAGGGAAATAATGCACGAGTTAAGGAGATCTTATTCTTCCTCCGATGAGGCATTTTTGAATCTTGGATTAACAGAAAGGAAACATCTGCTTTCGAACTATCCAAGGGTCAAAACCTCATGGAGAAAAAGATCTTTGCTAACTAGTTATTTCAATAACTTGAGCTTTTGTTCTAGTCTTTCCGCATCAGGGGAGTTCTCCCGTGCGAAAGGCGGAACCACCGGCTTTTTAGCCAAGGTTGCCCCAAGAATAAAACTGAAAACCAAGTTAGAATCGTACTGTGGTCCTTGTCCACCGCCGTTCTTTTCTTATCTTAGTTGTGGTGAACGCACTAAGATCGGAAAATGGACGGGTCTTTTGGAGCCGTTAAAAGTAAGGAACATCACGACATGTTCTCCCCAAGAATTTATTTCTGGAAAACCTTTTCAAGTTCTTCAGAAAAAAATGATGGAGCGACATCCTGATTTCATCTTTGGAAAGATGGTTCAGGAATCTGACGTCAATCGACTGTACAGACGTGCAATCGATTTCTGGGGCCAAGAGAATTTGGTCGCTTGTTCCGTTGATTACTCTAACGCAACGGGCAATCTGTGTCCCACTATCTCTAAACAAGTTGATAGTTATTTCTTCAAGGAATTTCAGGAACTGGATTTGAGTTTACCAGTCGAAGACATCCATTTATTTGGAGCTTCTTGTGACAATCTCGATACCGTCTGGAAAATCATGAGTAGAATCTATCAGCACCTTGAGAATAGTAATCCTCAACCAGGAAACTGGGCAAGGGTGAATTTCTTGTTTAAGTGTGGGCTCACAGGCTCAAGGAATGTGAAGGTGTCCGAAATCAGAGATTTTCTCTGGTCCGGGAGGAAGGTGAATGTTGAGGGGCAAGTGATACATCAGAGTTATGAACAACTCATGGGTGATATCAAGTCTTTTACTGTTCTATCCGTCCTCAATCTTCTGTCCTTGAGATACGCATACCCGTATAGGAAGACAGTAGTTTCTTCAGAAAGGTGTCCCCTAACTGATAAAGTCACGACTTCGGTCAAGACAATGTCAATGCCGGGACTAATTAATGGAGATGATCTACTGTACTTTGCTCCAAAAGCATTAGTAGGGAGACACACGCTGGTAAGCGAGCTTCTTGGTTTTGTTAAGAATGTTGACAAGACTAGGAAGTCTTTCGTTTTCTCAATGATCAATTCTCAACCGTTCATGCTGAACAGGTTGACCAAGAAATGGTCGAGATTGCGTTTGTGTCGTTTGAACCTACTAATGACCCAACCCAAGGTTCCTCTCTCACTCTCAGAACTTTATAAAGAATCAGTGGAGCAGTTTCCAGAACTGAAAAACCGCTTTTTCTATTATAAGAGAGACCTAATTAAACAACTCACACTCGA